CGCAGCGGATCATATATGTTTCCTGCAACCCCGGTACCCTGGCCCGGGATCTCAAGATATTCTGCCGGGACGGTTATGCTGTAAAGATAGTACAACCTATAGACATGTTTCCCCAGACATACCACGTCGAGTGCGTAGTATTGATGTCAAGGGTGGATAAGTGAGTGTGTGAAAAAGGCTTGATATAAGGGCCTTTCGAGGTTTAAGAGAAAAAATCCGAAGTGTTGAAATCGCAAAAAATATTGCTTCGTGGGAACAAGTCCAAAGGCATGATTTTTAAAGCGACAGAGCGATTTAGATGTCGGTGCTTGACCAGTGGTCGATTTAGATAACATGTGTTTGTGAGTGGTCGATTTAGATGTTTTTTGGATTTGGCTGAGGTTGAGAGAGCAGGTTGGATGCATCATAAGAATATCATTCCGACGATACATATGCATCCTTAGAGAATACTATGATAGGAGAAGTTTGTATGAATAATAATGTTTCAACCGAGAGCGAAATATATAAATACGAATACTATATGAAACGCAGGCCACATGTGGTAATTTTAGGTGCTGGAGCAAGTTGCGCAGCAATCTCGAACGGGGATAAAAACGGAAAAAAAATATCTGCAATGAGCGGTTTTATAGAGAAATTGGGGCTGGAAGATATACTTTCAAAGGTTTCTATTCATACAAAATCTGATAATCTGGAAGATATATATATGGAACTTGATGATAGAAGTGTATCGGAACCAGATTGTATGAAAGTTAAGGAAGAACTGGAAGAAGTTATTAGGAAATATATGATGGATTATAAATTACCCGATAATCCAACGATTTATGATTTCTTAGTAATGAGTTTAACGGAAAAAGATATAATAGCTACATTTAACTGGGATCCTTTATTAGTTCAAGCGTTAGCAAGGGCTAAAAGATATACGGATAATATTCCGCAAGTGGCATTTCTTCATGGAAATGTAGCTGTAGGATTTTGTAAAGAGGATAATATCATGGGTAATATTGGGATGCCGTGTAGATGTGGTAATACGCTTAAACCTATGAAATTATTGTTTCCAATTAAGAAAAAAGATTATAGCAACGATATTGCTATCGCTAAATCATGGAAGTCACTAAGCAATGCTTTGGAAGTGGCATATATGGTTACAATATTTGGTTATAGCGCCCCTAAAAGTGATGCGGAAGCAGTAGCGATCCTTAAGAAAGCATGGGGATCTGTAGATGAACGAAACCTTGAAGAAATAGAGATTATTGATGTGAGGGACGAGGACGAAGTAATTCAGTCATGGGATGAATTCATACATACACATCATTATTCTTACCATACAAATTTCTTTGATTCGACACTTGGGAAATTCCCAAGGAGAACATGTGAAGCTACATTTGATAGATTGATGAATTGCTATTGGCTTGAACCGGATAAGGGTTTTAAAGAAGGGATGAGCTTTACGGATTTGGATAAAGTAACTTGTGAATTAATAATGGATGAAGATGCTAAAAAAGGCACCGGCAGTATGCTGTGTAATCCGTATGTATAATAAATGCAAAAAGGCCCTGCCAGGGTATAAAGTGACAGGGTCATGTTTCGCTTAGTTGATTATCCTTCTATATCAACCGCCACCCCAGACTTGAATTCCACGATAAATTTGTCCTCAAAGACAGTGACCTTTTCAATTAGCCGCCGGATAAGCGATTCATCATATTCGGTCAGGGTGGTGGGCTGCTCCTGCAGAAATGTACTCATATCAGAAATCCGTTTTTTCACTTCATCCCGTTCGGCGCTCTCCAGTTGTAGCTTCTGCTTTTCCTCGCGAAGACGGTAAATTTCGTCGCCAACTTTTTCATAGTCAGCCTTGGAGCTGGCCAGCTGTAAAAGCTCAGCTTGCAACTCCGATAGTTGCTTATCGATACCTGCTAGAGTCTGATCATTATTGTGACATAGAACTGCTTCGATATTATTCTGCAAGGTGACGAAGAAATCATCTCTTAGGCAGAGAGTCATATTGATAGCGGTAACCAGTACCTGCTCGATTGTGCTTTCCGGCACCGTGCGGGCATCGCAGAACAAGCCAGTGTTTTCCAATCGGCTGACACAACGCCAGACCACAGACTTTTTACCGCGGTTGTTCCAGTGAACCCGGCGGAACACCTCGCCGCAGCCTCCGCAAATAATCATGTTGGAGAAGCAGTGAATACAGCTGAAGGTCCTGTTCTTCCCATTCGGGCTGGTGTGGACGATACGGCGACGGATGAGTTCCTCCTGCACCTGCATGAAGATTTCACGCGGGATGATTGCCTCATGGCTGTTTTCTACATAATACTGCGGAACGATACCATGGTTCTTAACTCGCGTCTTCGTTAGAAAGTCAGTTGTATATGTTTTCTGTAAGAGGGCATCGCCGATATATTTTTCATTGCGCAAAATCTGGTTGATGTTGCTGGTGTGCCATTTTTCATTGCCAGCGCCGTTAAGAATGCCATCCGCCTCAAGGCCACGGGCGATTTTCAGCATACTGGCTCCCTCAAGGTATTCTCGGTAGATTCGTTTTATGATTTTAGCTTCCTCGGGGACAATGATCAGGCGCTTATTTTCATCCTTGGTATACCCAAGGAAGCGGTTGCAGTTGACCTGAATTTCACCCTGTTGGTAGCGGTATTGCAGACCAAGCTTCACGTTCTGGCTCAGGGACTGGCTTTCTTGCTGGGCAAGAGATGCCATGATGGTGAGCATGACTTCGCCTTTGGAATCCATGGAATTGATATTTTCTTTTTCAAAATATACGGGGATGCTTTTTTCTTTCAGCTGCCGGATATACTTCAGGCAGTCCAGCGTGTTACGTGCAAACCGACTAATGGATTTCGTGATGACCATATCAATATTGCCCGCCATGCACTCATCGATCATGCGGTTGAATTCCTCGCGTTTCTTGGTATTGGTGCCGGAGATGCCGTCATCCGCATAGATTCCTGCCAGCGCCCAGTCAGGGTGGCCGTTGATGTAGGTCGTGTAGTGTTCTATCTGCGCTTCATAGCTGGTGGCCTGCTCGTCACTGTCCGTGGAAACCCTGCAGTAGGCGGCTACGTGGAGTTTCGCTTTCTCTTCATCTTCTTTCTTACCTCTGGCATGCTTCCTGGCTGGGAGTACGGTGACATTTTTGCTTACATTCACATTTTACACCTCGCTTTCTATCAGACTGTAGGCGTATTCCGCCTGTTGGAAGGGGTCATCGAACCGTTCGCTACCTTCTTTGATTCGGAAAGTGGTGGGATAAACGACTTCATCCTTAGCTTTTGGTTCATAGACCCGACCGAGTTTTTCCACCCGTCTGATGCGTTCCGTTTCGGCAGTCTCAAACGTGTCCGCGTGAATAATTGCAGGATAATAATCATCTCCAAGATAGTGGGCATTCCGGAGCATATTTCCGATAGCTGCATGGGAGGTTAGGATTCCAGCCTTTTTTGCAGCAGTTTCTAAGGAATCACCGGATAAATAAGCATTGAATAGAGCCTTTATCTGCTCAGCGGCAATCTCATCGATCACTGCTTTGCCGTTAGCTATCTGATAGCCAAATGGTGTGTGGCTCATTCATATCACCAGCCTTTCTTTTAGCGTAATGCCGCATTTCAGTTCAAATCCAATCTCTGTCCGGGAATAAACAATAATCCGGTTTACAAAATTCTTGAAAACATCTCCGTCAAAGCGTCTCATCATGTTTGCTTTTGTGGCATATTGCAGCAAGGCACTCACTTCGCTCAAATGCTGGTTCCCACTTTGTAGTAGGCGATTGATGGACTCTTTTTGGCTTTGCAGTCGATCAGCTTCTTGAAGTAAATTATTACTGCTTTTCTTATAGACAACACGGTCGAGATAGCCTTTGGTCATCAGAGTAACCAGCACATTTTGTTGTTCAGCGTTTTCCTCCAGCTTTTTATCGATGTTTTGAATGCTCACGAGGCTATCGTCAGTATTCACACCCCGCAGGCCAATCAGTAAAGGCTTCAGTACGGATTGATGGCTGAAGATAAGCTTATTCATCATAGTAACGAAGGCATACTCAAAATCAGAATCCGGGATGTATTTCATAGAACACTTTTCGATGTTTTCAATATGAGTGGAGCAGCACCACGCGATGTATTTGCTTCCGCTAGAGTGGGTTCGGCGTTTAAATGTGCCACCACACTGGCCGCAGATTATTTTTCCCGAAAAGGGGTATCGATTTAGATATTTTTGACTGTACTTTTCCAGACCTTTTTCCTTACCGCGCTGCTCAATGACTTTCTGTACAGCTTCAAAATCTTCATGGCTGATAATCGGTTTATGATGATTTCGAATCAGATATTGCTCTTTTTCGCCATCGTTCTTATGTCTGTTGAACTGACTATCGCTATAGGTCTTCTGAAAGATAGCATCGCCGATATATTTTTCGTTCCCAACCATACCTCGAATAGTCGTGGCTGTCCATCGACCGCCTTTTTTAGAGGGAATATTGCGTCGGTTCAGATCATCAGCAATCTTTTGAAGGCTTTTCCCAGACAAAATTTCAGCAAATATTAACCGGACGGTTTCAGCCTGCTGTTCATTCACAACTAGCTCGCCATCCACTGCATTGTAGCCATAGGGCGAACACGCTATTTTGTAAGTGCCGTTTTGGAATCGTTTTTGAATGGACCACTTGTTGTTCTCGGCGATGGATGCCGATTCGCCCTCGGCCAGTCCACTCAGGATCGACAGCATGAGTTCACTTTCCATTGACCCAGTGTTGATGTTCTCACTTTCAAAATAGACGGAAATACCGAGCTGAGTAAGTTTACGGACCAGCTCCAGGCAGTCCATGGTATTTCGGGCAAATCGGCTTATCGACTTTGTGAGGATGAGGTCTATTTTACTGTGTTCGCAGTCGGCAATCATCCGAAGCAGTTCGGGCCTTTTATCCTTCTTGGTGCCCGTTATGCCCTCGTCATAGTAAAGCCCCGCAAACTCCCATGCCGGATTTGCCTTGATGTAGGCTTCGTAGTGCTTCATCTGAGCATCAAGGCTTTCCAACTGTTCATCGCTGTCGGTTGAGACACGGCAGTAGGCCGCAACACGCAGCTTGGGCCGTTCGGTAAAATCAGCTGTATTTTGAACGATTTTGGTTACCTTTTTCAAGTTCTCACCTCCTGGTCAGTGTGTCATATTACCTCTGTGGCCAAGTAATATCAACGTTTTACGGGCATGATCTGGGCCAGAGCAGGAGAGAAAGACTGGCGGTTAAGCGCGGTTATCTGGTTAAATTCGCCCACAGTAATCAAGTCGTTTTTCAACATGGATTCTAATATTTGCTGGGCCAGAAAATAATCATATTCATGCTGCAATTGCTCATGCGAAACAGGCTTTTTCTCATAATTGATTCCCGGTTTTCCATCTGTAACGTTTGCCATATTTCGATTCCTCCCATCGGAGGGCAAATATCCCTCTCACCATTCAAAGGACAGTAGAGGGAGATTTGAGTACCAAAAACAAGTAGGAGAAGGGGAGGGTAGGGGAGAGGGAGGTGAACTCTAACAAAAAAAGCCCGCAGAGCGAGTAGCTCCACGGGCGGTTGCTTAAATGTAATCGTAGTCAATGCTGCTGCGATGAAATGTATTCAGCCATTCGCTCAATAAGCAGTCCGGCATATTCGCCTTTGACGGTTTTGCCTGCCTGGGCATTTTCCAGCCAATATCCGGGGGATTTAAGTATGCCGTTTCTAACCAGCACCTCCAAAGCTCCTTCCAGACCAATCTTGCTTTCTTCTATGTATGCTAACCCCAGTTGGGAAAGGATAGCGCCAGAAACTGCTTTGACAATTTCATCTTTCTTGGCATCAAACAGGGCATTGTCATGGCTGTTGTCAATAAAGCCGATTTCGA